TCAAGATATGTTTTTGCCATGTTGAAGAATACTGAAGAACGTTCTACCTCACCCATGCTCACCATGACGAGTCCAGCAATGGTGTTGACCACGGCATCGTAACATCTCTCGCTGATGTCCACTCCTCCGTAGGTGTCAACCTCTGGGAACGGCATATACACTGCCTTGCTCACAGTGGCATCCTCGTCCTTGCAAGAGTAGAACTCCAATGCCTTGCCAGTAGGTCGCATCACGATGGCTACTACTGGCTTCTGCGGTGTTCCTCGCAATGCCTTGACTCTGCTTCTCTGCTTCTTGTACTCTGGCGAGTCGGTGCTGATGGGTGTGTATACTGGTCGCTCCCAGTCACTCATCTCAAACACCACAAGTCGCATGTAGTCATCTGGCAACGATATCCACCCACTGCCTTGGCTCTCCCATGACACACTATCGTTAATGTTGTGTCCAGCATGAAGCATGTGGTATGGAGCATCGGTATGCACTCGCTCCACACCCTCTAGAACCTTCGACTGAATCAGCTCGTCCAAATTCAACGTCTCTTCATCCCCTTGGGCAAAGAGGGTATCGTCAGCACTGTTCTGATCCATGCAGACTCTCACATCGGCTTTGATTCTTTCTAATTGATATATCATCCTATTCGTTCATTACAAACACTACTCCACACTCCTTGCAAGCAGAATCAAAAGCACTCTTGCTTCTCAGCTTGGTGGCAGTGTACTCGTTGCCGTAATGCTCCTTGAGGTACTCGATGGCTTCGTTCTTGTCTGCCACCTCTACCACGATACCTTCGTGGCTCTCCTCGGCATACTCCTCTTCGGCACTCTCGCTTACATTGTTCTCTGCGTTCTCATCCTTTACCTCGTCTGCCACGAACACCTCGGTCTTGTTGACAAGGAAGATTTTGCCGTTGATGAAATCCTTGCTGTTCTCAATGATGAACTGAACGAGTTCGTTGTCGGTATCGTATGTGGCGGGTGCTACTCCATAGGCAGTGACACTGCCGTTGGTGAAGGATGCACGGACTCGCATGGAACCGAACTCTATCGTTCCATACCACTCAAGGAGTCCATTGATGCCGTATGTCTTGATATATTTTGTCATCGTATTGCTATTATATTAAAAAAGGGCGGGCAGTGTGTTCGCCCGCCCCATTGATTAGGAAATATGTTTATTACTAGTTGGCTGAGATAGTGCCGTTGTAACGAGTCCAAGTGCCACCGCTTGCACTGGAGTACTTGTACATCTCACCAGCCTTGCGGGCTACACCGCCGAGGGTCACATCCTTGGCAAGGCAATATACTGCGCCATTGATGGGGTTCTGGGGTGCAGAGGTGCTGTTCCAAAGAATAAACTCAGTAGCACCAGGGGCAGTCTCACCACCCTTGCCGTCAACCCAGATATGGCAACTGCCCTTCAGACAGAGTGCATCCCATACAAGAATACCATTGCGGGTTGCCTCTTCACCCTCTACCTTCTCATTGAAGGAGCTCTCAGCCTTGCGCTGATAGTGAACGAGTCGGTCTTCACCGATGAAGGCTGCACAGTTCTCATAACCCATTCGGTCGAGAGTGGGTTCACGTTTGAACTGGAACTCACCGAAAACGGTGGTGATGGCAGTAACCTTCCAGCCAAGAGAGGGGTTGGTCTTCACATCTACCTTCACCTCGTTGTGACCAGTCCAGTCAATACACTGAATACTCTCAAGGAAATTCTTGCCACAGAGAACGAGACAGGACTTGGGTACATCCTCGCCAGTGTAGAAGAGTTTGGCAAGGCTGATGAACTCTTCGTAAGTCCACTTGCCAGTATGCTCTACCTCACGTTTGAACTGCCAACGTACACCAGTGGTGTTGTACACATACTGCATGTCACCAGTCTCCATAGCACGAACACGGAACTTGGCTGGCTGGGAAATCCAAAGGGTACGGTTGCCTTTAGCCTTGAAATTGCGGATGGCGGCTTCTGCGATGACTGCCTTGGTGAAGGGGATGCGTTTCTTCTGGCTGTCAAAGTAGTCGCTGACAATCTGGTTCATGCCTCGCTTCTGGAGGTAGATGAGTTCAGGCTTGGGGAGTACCAGGTCGGGGTCAACCTTCTTCTGGGTCTCATAGAGTGCGTTGCCGAGAAGGATGAGTTTGGTTGCACTGGTGATATAGTTGGTATTGCTTCCAGAAGGGGAAGAACTTGTAGGAAGGTCTCCATACTCATCGGTGGCAGACTGCTTCACACCATTGAGTGCCTTCACGGTGAAGGTGTTGTCGGTGTTCACGGCAGTGACGAACAACTGAAGGGGTTTGGAGGTCTGCACGTTGCCAGTGCCAGATACATACTCATAACCCATCACGTTGTTGCAAGTGAGTACATCGTATGCGTGTACCTTCATCTTGTCGGCATTGGCAATGGTGATGACCTGATTGCTCACGGAAGATACACTTACCATGGCAGTGGGTTCGTCAATGCTGTAATGCTCTACCTCGGGAGAGGTGACGGTAACCTTCTTTGCCTTCAGCATGAGGTTCATCAAGGGGGTGTCATCGGACGAAAACTTGAAGAGTTCGTCATCAATGTCGGTTTCAATAAACTGACCAGCACCAAGACCGCCAGAAGCGGCGGCGGCACCTGATACGGTGGTAGGCTGATTGCCAACCTGAGTCTCAAGACCCGCAGTGCCTTTGCCTACTGCGGGGTCACTAGTGGTTAAAGTAACTTGTTCCATTTTCTTTACTTTTGATTTTTTAGTTAAACTTCATATTTATTATCGTGCCTCGCCAGCAAGGTCAAACATGCTTCTGCTTCCACTCTTGCGTGAGGGAGTATTGTTGCTTCCAGCCAACGTGGGCATACCATCGCCACTCTTGTCCTTTCGGAGTTTCTCTTCGATGCGTTCGTTTCGTCCAGCGATACGTCCTTCGGTGTTGGCATTCTCCACATCTGCATCGTGGCTGATTGCCTTCATCACAAGGTCGATGGTCTCCTCGCTGAACTTACCCTTGATGGCATCACTCACGATACCCATGAGTTTCTCCATGGCACCATCAATCTCTTCATCGCTGAGTCCTCGCTCTGCCTGTATCTTGTCAAGCATCTTGGTGCTTTCTTCAAGGTTGGCATTGTACTCTTCTTCATAACCCTTCTCCTGGGTGAGTCGCTCCATGTATTTCTTGTTGGCTTCTGCGTACTCCTCCTTCTTCTCTGGGTCATTCATTATGTCGGAGATGCCGTCAATTCCGATGCGTTCTATCACTGCTATCCAAGGGTCTGTACCTTTCGCCATGTCGGTGATGAACTGGGCAGAACGAGGGTCTTTCTCGAACATCTCATTGAGTTTGCCCTCTCGCTCCTTGTAACCGTTCAGTTCTGTCTCATACTTGTCATAGTCTTCGCCAGCCTGACCATACAATGCTTCGTCATCGGCAAACGTCTTGTCTGGATATTTGCTCGACATCCGCTCGGAGAACAACTCTCTATTCGTCTTATTTTGCTTATTTTCTGCCATTTTATATATTTTTATGTATGGTTTTTCAAAATGCAAAAGTACCAAGAGTACCATATTAATCAATCATATCTTTTGATTCGTGATGTTTTTTAGGCTTTTATGCAACATCATTTTTCTATGTACCACTATTTTACTACAGTATTCTAAAATATTACTACTTTTGCAAAATATTATTTATACCAACCATAACTTATTTGTAATGAAACATAAAGGATGTGTATTTGCATTCACAGAACAACGCAACGATGAATTAATTTCTGCCTATCGAAAAGCCATACGCAACAAAGAGCAGATCGTCATCGAAGAGGTGGCTGTCGAGGTGGCTGAATCTCCTTGCTCACGCTTCTGGGTGTCGGAGGAAAGGGCAATGGCTGTGATGTCGGAACTGCTCAACGGACACGATATCCTACCATACATGCGACCACTGAGACGTGAGATGTATGAGGAGATTTTCCGAAGGGTTACCGAAGAGAGGGAACGAAACCCTGACATGTACCTTGGCGATATCGTATTCAACATCGTCAACTCGCCAGCACCTAAGTTCTACCTCCGTCCACGCTGTGTCATGGATATTGTTTACAAGGTGAAAAACGGATATTACGATGACCGAAACACCATACTTAGGTAACATAACCTATATGGTTGCTTCGCTAACTACCCTGACTACTCTTCCATTCATCTTTCTCGTTCTGCTCACTATCTTGGGCATCTCCATCTCATTGAAGCATATATGCAGTCCTATGGCTCTTGTCATAAGCAAGTCATCATGCTCTCCCTGTACTGCTCCGTATGACCCATTGGGTTTCTTCTCATACACCAGCATCTCGTTCAAGCACCTCTGGTCTCGCTCTATGTAACTGCCCTCTCTCACCACCTTGATGAGGTTTGAGATTATCATGGGTTTGGTTGCCACATTGGTGTGGAAGCCATACTTGGTTGGTATGCCGTCTCTTATATCTTCCTCGCTTCTGCTCCTCGCATAGAGGTTCTCATACACATCCTTTATCTGATTGAGTATGTAGTGACTCTGGTCTCCATCCACATCTCGGTCTCGGTCATGGGTCTCCAACGTGTTGCTCTCTATCACCAGCAGTGAGTTGTCATAGTACGATGCTATCTGTGCCGACTTCCATGCCAGCAAGTCTATGTCGGTATGTCCGTACCACTGAGCCACAACGCAAGGCTTCCCTCCGTCCATCATGGCAAATCGATCTATCACCACCACAACACTCCAGTCTGCCTTGTTGCTCCTTCCTCCTACATCCACCACAGTCATATACCTTCCATCTACCCTAGTGTCGGAATCCTCTATCTCTGGCTTCGACCACACCCACAACTGACCTTGATTGTCCTCCTTGAACCTAACGTTCCTCAAGGCATCCTTGCCCTCATCGGCATCGCCATACACGTCACCTACATACCTAGGCTCTTTGCATCCTCTTCGCAACGGCTCTACCCTATACTTGTCGAACACTTGTGAACCAGTATTCACGAAGGCTTCTATGTCATCACTCGGACTCTCGGCAGCCATCGCACCATGGCTGTTGTACTTGGCTCGCTCGGTGACATACCAGTTGATACCCTCCAGTGTCGCTCCCAGTTCCCACAAGTACCAAAGGTATCTGCCACTCTCCTCTCGGTTGCTGGCTTCGTTACTGCTCTCCCTATTCTCATAGAGCCATCTCGCAAAGACTCTCTTGTCCTCTATGGGCATGGTATACAACTCTATGTCATACCACGGAACGAACATGGACTGAAACTGACTCTTGGGATTATCCCTCGCATCTACATACTCCTTGTGGAAGAAATTTCCTACTCCGTTGGCAGTACTCTCATACACTATCATGGTGTATGGAAGATAAGGAACACTACCGCAAGCACTCCTTACGATATCCTCTGGCTTCTTGCCATCGGTTGTCTTCCAGATACCTACCTCGGAGAGATGCACAAGGTTGTAGTCTCCTCCTCGGCATGAGTCTGGTCTTTCGGCAGTACCTATCTTTATCTTGCAGTTTCTCTGGGGTACTCGGTGGATGCTTCCACTCTTACCTACTCCTACCATCTTGGGTTCATTGTTGGCATACACATCACCCAACTCATGCAACATCCCCAACGGATATCGCTTTATCATTCGGTCGAACATATCCTTGATCTCGTCCGAACCTGACCCTTGATGGGCAATGATGAGACTGTTCAAGCCTACCTTGTGTACCAACTGCAACCATGCCATATACAACTGCGAGGTGGTAGAACCTCCCCACTGACGTGCCTTGAGCATGATGAGTCTTATCGGCTTGCCTTCTTTTCGCAGTTTCTCCAGTCTGTCAACAAACTTCCTCTGCGGATAGGTGAGTTTGAATAGGCAGTCTTTCCCTCCTCCCTTCCTCTTGATATACACGAACGATGCTGCCCAGAATGGGAAATCGTGCTTACTCCTTATCCTCGTCAGCATCTCCACTACCTTGGCATAGGAGTCTTCATTATAGTCCACACCAAGTCCGTTCTCTATCAGCGATGCCACACTGCCACACTCCTTCAGCTTCTTCACCAAAGGCTCATCCATCATCTCCTTGGGTACATACTGCACTGGGATGGGAAAGTCTTCTATCTCCAACTTTACCCTATCACCTATACTGCAAGCACCAGTAATAGGATTGAAAGGCGCATGGAGTAACTCCATACGTCTTTCGTCCTCTTTGAGTATCTGTTCTTCTGGGTTCAAGGTGTGCTTTCTTTATTGGTTGAGTCCCTGTTGCATCATGGCGATGGCTTCTGGGTTGGCTTCCTGATGCACTTGCTGTGCCAACTCTGGCGATATTCCCTCTGGCACCTCTCCGTTCTCCATCTGCTCTCGCTGACTCTTGATGTTCTGTAGCAGTTTGTCAGCAAAGGGATAACTGCCGTTCTCAAGCATCTGCTCCAGGCTGATGGCATTGCTCTTGAAGAGCTCCAGCAGTAACTCGTTAGCCAAGGCTCTATGCACTGGTGTGGCTTGACTCTGAACGATGCTCATGTCAAACTCCACATCTCTTATCTTCTGCGGGTCATAGATCACCTTGCTTCCACTCTGACCAGCAATGTTGATTACTTGCTTCTGGTCATAGAACTGCTGGATGTTCTTCACATCCTTGTAGGCTGCATCTTGGCAGAACTCACTATAGGTCTCTATGATGTCACTCAGCGAGGTGGCGGCATTCTGGGCCTGCCGATTGTAGAGGGCGTCACTCATGCCAGAATATCCTGGCTTGCCTTGTAATGCTCCGTTCACCCCGCTTATCTCTTCAAAGAATCGCAACTGCATGCTCAACATATCCCTACTGCTCACGTTGGTGCTGTTGCTCACCACCTGATGGGGTTCTTTACCACTCTTGCTAGGCTTGTACACCAGCACTCCGTTGAACTTGACCCATGTGTCGGCAAACTCCTCTGGACTTGTGTCTCCCAAGCAGTCCTCTGGCACCATCAACACTCCCTTGGCACCAGCTCTGCGAATCCAGTCATCCATGATGATGAGTCGGTTCACATATCGCTGTGTGTCTATGATGTCGCTCACAAACGAGTGTATCTCGCCATCAATGAAAGGATAGGCACTGAACACATAAGGATGCTCCTTATGTTCGTAGGGTGTCTCTCCCTCCTCAAGGATGTCTCCCATAGGAGTGAGGTAGTAGTAGTACCAATAGGAGTCAATGAACCATTCTGCCTTGATGAACGGAATATCCTCCACGTTCATCCCACAACTCAGTCCTTGCTCCAGTCTCTTGTTATTCTCTGCTAGTACCATGATGGGATAATCCTCCACATCACATTTGAAGATGTCTCCGTTGTTGTAGTCATGGCATCGGTATCTAGGCTTGCTCTCCTTTCTCCATATCTCTATCACTCGGCATCGGCTGTCATCCACTGGGCAGAGGAAATCAAACTGAAAGTTGTAGTCTGCATATCCGAAATCCTTCCACGTTGTCTTCATGTGTCCGTGGTCTCTTGCCGACTTGTATATCTCCGACAGACGTGCATAGTCCTCGGTGGTATGCACGAACTGGGTGCAGAGTTCGTTAAAGTCAAGGTCATGTATCTCGCCTATGAACGAGCAGTCCCATCCTCTAAAGTCTCTCATGTTGTGGTCTATGATGATGTTGTTGCTCTGCACATAGTCAGTCCACTCGTCCATCCTTCCACTGCGCCAGCCATACCATTTTCTATGGGCGATGAGTCCACTGATGAGAAACTCCTCCATGCTTCGTGCATTGATTTTATTCATTCGGTTCAACTGCATGTTGCACTGAAGCACTGTACTCATCACCTCTGCCGACTCTTGTTCGTCTCTGTCTCTCGCTATGCAAGTGGGTTCGATGCTCTGTCCTCGGTACAATCCAACGACGGTGGTGACAAGTCTCCTGATGAGGTTCGTCTTCAACGGAATGTTGCCCTGTTGCTTGATGTACTCCTCCTCGGTCATCTTTTTGCCATCCACCTCAACAAGGTCTCCCCACTGGTCTCCGTAGGTGTATCGCTTGCATCGGTCTCTGTCCATACGGAATCTCTGCATGGCACTATAGTATGTCTGAGCCTCTGCAAGTATCTGCATTCCTCTGGCTCTCTCATTGGTGGTTATCGCCTTGCTTCTCTTGATGGTGTCCGATGAGTCCTTGTCCTTGTTGGGACACACGGCACTCATCTTATGCAACTTTATTTCTAACTTTATCTTATCTGCCATTGCTATACTTCGTTTTCATTGAGTATTTTACATGTGTACACTCCAATGGAATATAGGTGCAAAAGTACTACATTTTGCACCTTCCCCCATCTTATCTTTTGGTTTGGCTGGCTTTGAGTCTCTCCACGATGCCGTAGAACTCGCTCATCTTCTGCTCTCGCTCACTGCCTTCCGACTCCATGGCTTCGACAACGAGTCTCCTCATCTTGTCAACACTCTCTCTATGCATCTCCATATCCTCTACCGATGATGCCTTGAGCATGCCCTTGACTGCCTTGCTCACCTCATTGTCCATGCCAGAGAACTGCAAGTAGTCCTTGTAATCCTCATCGTTGTTCAACTCGCTGAAGAGTTTCGCTCCCTCTACATAGTCCTCCTTCATGGTACTCTTGGCTTCCTTTACTCTCTTGCTTATCTCTTCGTACTTGTCCGACATCTCGGTATAGGCATCACGGCTCTCTGTGTCCTGGGCTTTCTCCATGCGTTCCTTGGCGAGTTCCTTGCCTTTCTTCAACTTGCTTGCCATGACATCCTCGTCATCCCACAGCCAAGGCGTATAGATATAACCTCTCTTGACCTTGTACTCGGCATATCGCCGTGCTAACTGCTCTGGAGTGTAGTTGCTCAACTCACTGCCATTGAGTCCAAGTTCATCAAAGTACATCTTGTCTATCTGGCTCTGTGGAACACTGAGTATCTTCATGATGCATAGCGATGCTTCATTGGCGAGCTTGGGGTCATTGCCACAAGCATCAATGATAGCCATAGCCATATCAGTAATGCTCTGAGGATTGACACCTATCAGTGTTTGAGCGATAATGTTGATGGTGCTATTGACGGCTTCTGCTCTCTTGTCATTGCATGCGTTCCTGATGATTTTACCTAACTCATCAAACAAAGGCATATTCTTCTCGGTGTCAAAATCCATGATGCTTTCACCCTGGGTCTTCTTGTTGAGTAGATTGCTTGCCAAGTCTCCAGCAGTGAGTCCTTCGATAAATCCATACTTGGTGTGGTTATTCACATCCTTCATTATCTTATCCTTCTCGTCATCATCATCTCCAAGTACAAGATAAGGCGCTTGACCTATGAGATTCCACAAGTACTGCAATCCCCATCCGAATACCATAGCCTTGGCTGGGTTCTTCAGTGCTTGTTTTACATATCTCTTGCTGGCTTCCTTTTCTGCCTGATTCTCATCCAATCCATCTCTAACAAGTTGCTTGGTCATAAACTCTATGCTGTCTTTTCTATATCCCTTACCAAACATCTTGACAATGTTTCTTATGGAGTCATGTAATTGTCTCTGATATCCCATTGATGCATTACGGAATATGGTAAGCATATTGGCAAGGAAGGTTCTATCCATCTGCATCGCAGATACGAATGCTCCTTCGCTCGACTGCTGCGACTGATTGTAGATGATGGTAGCATCTTGCTTGGCAAGTCTATCTGCCCTCTCTTTGTCATAGCCAGACTTGATGTACTGATTCAACTTGGTCTTGTACACTGCATGAGAGCCTATAGTGATGGCTACGGCATCCATGAACGCATTCGGTGACATACCCACCCTACTTGCGGTTTCAACAACCTTGTTCTTCCATACCTTCCAGTCCATGTCGGTGGTCATCAATCGTGGGTCTCCAGCCTGACGGCTCTTCCATCTCTCTTTGAAGATGGGTAGGTTATCCATTGCCCAGTTCCAAGACTCCCAAGGTTTCAGCAGTGACTCTGCCAAGTAGTCTACTCTTGTCTCTGGAACGAATGCTGGCAACGATGACAACTGCTTGATGGCTGTGTACACTCTAAAGTTAACCTTTGCAGCGGTCACTCCTTTGGTTACATTGGTCACTTGCTTGTCAAGTTCGGAGTGCTTCTTTGCTGGTTTGTACGCACCAGATGCCAACTGACAAGTCTTGTTGAACTCATCCCATATAACTTGTCTGCTCCCATACTCGGTAACCATGTTCCTCACGTTGTTCTCAAACTTCTTGTAGGTACGGAGGATGTTGAGGTCTCTATTGAACTCAGCAAATGCATTCCAATGCTCCATCTGTGCAAGATGGTCAACAACAACACTCAAAGCACCAGCATTCATGATGTCAAGTGCCGTGTTGTTTCTTCTTCTCTTCTTGATGGCACCAGTGCTTGTTGTCACTCCATCCGACTTGTCATCTCCCTTGTCCAACTCATCCTCGCTCTTGTTTCTTGAATTGGGGTTGATCTTGATGGGGAAATAGTTCTCTACTGCTGGCATGGTAGCACCGAACACCCTTTCGTGTGTCTTGTTGTACTCGTTGCGTGTTCCTACAAGAAACTCGTCTTGCAGCCAGTCTGTCAAAGTGATGAGTCGCTCGTCTATCTGGCTTGCTATTGATTCAACCTGTTCCTCGCCAATACCCATGTGTTTCAGTTTCATCTTGCCATCGTCCATCTTGTTGACCATATAGATGTACATGGCGATATCTTGCGAAACATCCTTCTTTGTCTTTTCTTTTCCGTCAATAAACTCGATGGTAATCTTTGGCATGCGTGACACCATCTGGATGAGTTTATCCCATCTCAAATCATTGTCACCGAACACCTCCTTGGCTTTGTTGTCAAGCATCTCTATCTTGCCTCTGTACCCAGTTATCTCTTTCTCCCTTGAGTCAACCCATCCTCTCACGAATCGGTTGTATAGATAACCCTCTCCATTAACACTCTTGCTTCCGAACTTCTTCATCATCTGCTCAAAGGTGGCAAGGGGCATGAGTGGTATTCTAAGCAACGGATTGTTTGATGCATCAGCAATCGCATCGTCCCACTTTGATGTGTAATGCTCGTTGCAAGGTCTTCCCTCCATGTCACTGTTGGCATTGTGGTGTACCTCTCGGATATTATTCTTGGTGGCTTCTACGAATGACATAGCACCCTCTATACCTCTGTTGACCTCTCCAGCGAGTTTTCCAATGAACTCGTTGTAGGAATTGATGCGTTCTATCTTGTTAGCCATGATAGAGTTTTCTACATCTCGGATTTCTTCCTCGCTGGCACCTTCTCGTTTCAGTTTGCCAAGTTCGGTCTTTAAATAACTCTCTTCTGCGAGACTCCCCTTGATATTCTCTGCGTACATCTGTGCAAGGCTCAATCCAACATATCTGCTGATGGCATGAGTGCTGATGGTTTCGTCATCGCTATCAATGTCCCCTTGTGCTTTTGACATGGCTTCGCTGATATCCTTCTCGTTCCATCGTTTTGCCTCCTTGAATGTGTTCACTATCTCCACACCTTCAGCATCCATCTTGCCTTGAACCTGAACACCCTTGGCATCAACCTTCGTTCCTCTTGTCTTCTCAAGTTTCTCAAGCACACTCTCTGAGTATCTCAGTTGCGAGTCAACCATGATATTCATAAGGCTGTTCACTTGCTTGGAGATATCCTCCTTGCCAGTGGCATTCCTTACGATTGTAAGCATAGCCTTCACGTTGCCCTTCTTCAACTCCTCTCTGGGGATGTAGTCATTGGCAATCATGATTCGTGCAAGGTCGGAGATTCTCTTGGCAGTACTTCTGTCGAACACTCGCTGACGGCTTGCTGCCTTGCGGATGCCATCAAGATTGTTGGCGATAGACTTCAGTGCTTCGTTTCTCTTGGCTAAGTCATCACTCTGCTTGCTAGCCACAAGACTCATCACGCAACTCACTCGCTCCTCCAAACCAAGACTCCTATCCTTCATGATATCGTTCAAATCCTCATACTCCATATCATCAACCAAGGAGTAACGGATGTCAGGATTGTTGGGATCGAAATCACCATTGTTGTCAGTTGCCGACTTGATCTGGCTAGGCTCGAATACCTTATAGTTTATAGCGCCATCAAAGGGATATATAGCCCCATCAAAACCAAGCTGTTTGAACAAATTTATACTTTCACGTTCAGTAATACCGTATGGATGATTTCTATAATTTATTTGGTTGAATAAATCCAAATCGGTTCGAGATTCATCGTAGATATCATTAAATTCCCACGCACCGTATATTCCATGCCTACGCGCTATTTCTTTCGTTAGCGACAAGTAATCGCCTTCTGTTATTGTCTTCTCCGTTGTAGATAATGGGTGCTTGATATCCAGATATACAGGTGTTATATTGTCCCCATATAACGCGGCACCTCCCTCTCCAACATAGTCTTTTTTGTCAGAAAAATAGAAACCTCCACCAGACCAGCCAGCGTTGTCTCCAATCTTTTTTGCATCAAAAACAGCCATTCCTTCAGCCTCAGCCAAAGGATTCCATTTGCTTCCATGATATACAACCAGCGGTCTTCCATTCTCATCAACCACCTTGCTGGCGTTATCTGGGTCTTTCTCCCAGTCTCCAAACCATCTCTTAAAGTTCTCGCCTTCAACATCAGCAACGGAGGAGAACTTGATGCTATTCATCTTGCTGATGATAGCATCTGCTTCTTCTCTTGCGGACTTCATTATCCCATTGTAGTGGTTGAAACTGCGTGTGTCTTCAAATTTGACACCAGATGCATATACAGGAAGGTTGTATCTATATGATTCTTCAAACCATCCATATCTTCCATTCATCTCCTTCTTTTCTATAACAGACTTGTCATCAACTTCTCCGATAGGTATTCTAACGAATCTATTTGCCTTTCCGTTTGCTATGCATCTTTCTGCGTAATCAGACTGCTTCTTTCTTGCATTGTCAAGCACTGCATCCATTTCTTCGCTATATGCATTATACTCTCTCTGGTAGTTTTCGTACCTGATTCTATTCTTGTTAGTCTTGGATGCAAGATTCACAATATTGTCTACCTTTGACTTGTCATCATAGAATATGCTGGCAATCTCCTTTAGAATCTTTTCCTTTCCGTTGGTCTCTTCGTTTTGCTTGTCGATGTTTGAGTTGACCTCATTCACTCTCTCTGCTTCTTTTATTGACTTTCCATACAACTCTTCGTAATCCTTTTTGATATCATCTCCAGCTCTTTCAATTCCGATTTCTTTGTATCTTCTGTCAACATCTTCGTGCATCAATTTTCTCTCATACGAATTGCCTATTTCCTCTCCTTCTTCGCTGATATAATAGTGGCTTGCTCTCATATTCATTCTCTCTTCATCCGTGAGATAATTCAACCCTACTGATGGTTTCTTTAGATACTCATCGAATGTTGGGAATACTGGAACATCTTCTCTGTCTTCATACTCCCAATCTTTCTCGTTGAACTCCTTGGATAGTTTAGCGATTCGCTTCTTGTTTTCGCTGTATATCTTTGCAAAAGAACCATCGCTTGCTACACCATTAAAGTAGTCGCTGTCATCACTCCACTCAAAGTAGTCGCTCTTCTTGAAATTAGCACCAGTATGATGCCACTCATTCGACCTGATTATGCCAAGTTCTTTAAGTGCATCAAAGTCCATTCTAGACACTCCATAGTTCTGTCTAAACTTGCCTTCTGTGAACTTTCCGTTCTCTTCGGCATAACTAGCCCTAACGGATATTCTATCTCCGTTATCTCTTGTTGTGTAACCGCTATTCCTAAAGAATCTATCGTCTATGCTTGAGTACTTGGTATTGTCAAGCAATCCAAGTTCCTCACGTTTCAGCACATCCTCGGCATACTTGAGAGGTTCTTCGTTTCCGTGAGTGAGATGTTCCTTGGCTCTCCACAGCATATACCTAAGTTCGTTGTCACCAAGGGTAACCCATGACGGAACATCACCTTCCATGTTGTCAGCGATAGTCTTCGACACCTCTTTCTTGATGGTGTTCCACATCGAGATGTCGGCTTCGTCAAAGTCCTCAAAGTTCTTTTCTGCCAGATCGCCAAGATACTCCTCGGTAGCCTTGCTGAAATCCCAGCGATGCTTGGGTGCCACGGATGCAATCTTCCGTCTCGCTTCCTTGCTGGCATTAAAGTAGGAGTCAACAAGCATATTGTCATAACCACCTTCGCCAAGCATACCACGGATATCCTTCCGCTTCACCGAAGCATGGAAATCCTCCTCCTTGCCGTAGTCCTCTTCACTGATGGCAGAGAAACTAGAACCACCTTCGTCAACACTTCTCTTCCACTCCTCATAAGCCTTCATGCTGTTAGCATTCTTGCCGTTGCCAGTAGGCTCGGTAATCTTCACTCCAGCCTTGTAGAGGGCATCACGTTGTGCTGGTGTCACGTTGCTGAAAGGAATGCCGTTCTCAAGCACTCCGTTCTCCTCAAGTGTCTGCTTCACGTTCTCTGCGTACTCGTCCATAGGAACGATTCTCATAGGCTTGCAGTAACGAGATAGAATAACCTTGCGTGGTTTAACATTGAGAGTCTTGCTCACAACACCATTATTCCACTCGGTCTCGCCTACGGAGTTCTTTGCCATCTCAGCCTTGTAACCACTCGTCAGTTCGCTTGCTGGCACTTCGCATTCCACAACAACCATGTTGGGTCTTCTCCATGCCTTGGCAAACTGGTCATTGAGCATCTGACGTGATGTGTGGAAATAAGGATTGTATGCCACAGGAGTGTTACCTTTGGCATCGTCCTTGATATTGACATGACCATATTCTTCCCCATCATTCATCTTGACAATCGAAGGATTCTCCTCACTCATCTCCCACTTGCCGAAATCTGGATGTTCGGTTTTGACACGTTTTTCATCAGCACCACTGATTCCTTTTGATGACATGGGGTAGTTGAGGTTGCCTTTATCGTCAATAATCATGGCACGATACACGATAACCTTATCCTCTTTCTCAAGTTTATCTATGAGTTCTCTGTCGGTAACGATAGAGTACTTGGTACCACCTTGCTCCTTGATGATGTCTTCGTCCGTCACGGCAGAGAACATAGGCTGACCCTCCATGACACTCTCTCGCATGGCATCAGTGACATCCACGGAGTGCATCACTCGGTATGCTTTGTTGGGTAAATCAAGCTCCACGTCCTCAGTCTTAACACCCCACTTCTTTCCGTACTTGTCCATGAAACGAGGAAGCATCTGGTCATAGAAACCCTTCATACCGTCTCCGCCAATACGCAGACCTTCTCCTTCTATGTCCATCTCTACTTTGGATAAAATGATATCGTTTGCTAAAGATTTACCAACAACATCAGCGAGTGACTTGCCTTCTATTTCTTCAAGTTCTAATCCATTTCCATTCTCTGCAAAGATAACATTTCCGTCTCTGTTTACATATGCTGATACAAGAATATCGGTTTCTGTGTCACCTTTGAACTTCTCACAACGGACAACCTTGTAGTCTTCATTAAATGGATTGGCATTATATTTATCGTCTTTGTCTATCCATTCACTGCATCGTATATTGTCAACAACACCACCGATATTGTACCTCTTAGCCTGTTGCATTCCAGTAGTCCAAGCAACCTTGTCATATCCATTCTCGGCAGCATAGCGAAGCATTCGCTTCATGGCAAGTTCGTGCCAGTTCTTATCAAATGGAGCATCAGGAACTAATAAATTATTATTAGAGTCGTTATAATCTGCATTTTCGTATGTTGTGCGAATAAGTTCTGCATCCTTTTTGCCAATCTCCTTGTCCTTTGCACGAGTCTCGATATACAGAGCAACATCATACGGATTCTGCTCAATTTGCTCTTTTGAGAATCCCCATTTTTGTGACATTTGTTGTACGACTTCTTCAAATGTCTGCATATTATTACGATACCCATTCTCACGACCATCCTGGTGTCTCTTAGACTGAATCTCATCAATAACAAGAACACTGTTTCCTTCGCTATCGGTAGCATCTCCAAATCGAATCCAAGCAACTGCACGTCCTTCTCCAGCATCACCGAAATGAATCTCGTCACCTTTGTTGTAAGGCTCAATAGTGGGAACAACGAGAGCAATCTCCTTCTTGTTGTCAAGTCCTTTGGTTGTGTAACCAAGACGAGTGCTTTTGATTTGCTTATTGTAACCAAGAGCACCACTAATAGCATTTCTTACGGATTGTTCGTTGTAATATGTACCTATTTTTTCTCCATCAACAAACGCATCGTATGAATAACCATTAGAGGTGTAGTATGTGTCTTTATTTGAAGGAAGTTCGTATCGGCTATTTTCGTAGTTATAATCAAAATACAAACTATTATCTCCATACTT